ATACTAACGGAATATTAGAAACTGAAGTTATACTATATCCAGAACCATTTGATATAATTTCTATACCAGTTATATTGGATCCTTGACCTTCAACTATACCAGTTATACTAGCGTCTTCTGCATCACCAATTAAACCAGTGCTGACCTTTCTTCCTAATGGGAATTTAGCAGTTGTTTTAGTTCCTGATCCATCAATTTTGACAATTAATTTTCTAGGTAGTGAGCGTATTGGATTATCTATAATTTTTTGAGTATTTTCATTACCAGGTTCGATTGGTGTATTATAGAATGTAGTTGTTCCTGTAACTCCTGTGATGAATTTTGCTTTTCTTAATTTAAATGTTAAATCTTGGAACTGACTTGCTGTCCATATAGTTCCATTTTGAGATTTAAATAAACTACCACCAATGTATTGCTTAGAAACAACAACATTTTCTGCATCGGGTAAATTTGATGTTTTTATTGTTTTCTCACCCATCGTAGAAACAAATAGTTCATATTTGTCTGATGCTGGAGATAAAAATACAATAGCATATTCTTTACCAGATTCTAAGTAAATTGGTGACTGGAATTTAATAGTAGTTGCTACTGAAGCATCACTGGAAGTTTCAATCGGTTTTCCATCATTATATGTTTGTGGATTAATTGATAATTGAGCATAATCTTGAACCAAATATTGAGTAGGAGTTCCTAACTCAACTTCTCTTAATTCAACAAATAACTTTGCTTTCGGATCGATTGATTTAAAGTAAACATCAAAAGAAGTTAAAAATGCACCAGTTTCGTCAACAGTAAATGATTGTGCCAGTGGATCTCTATGAGGAGCAAGGAATTTCTCACCTAATTCTTTCTTCCATGACATATTTGTTTGCGTAGTTATTTCACTAGCTTTAGTTCCAGATGGTGGTGGTGGATTTCTTACTTGTACAGTATTTGTTGTTTGGGTTTCTATGGTGCCTGAAGCAGTGAATACACCAGATGCATCACTAGCATGATCAGTGCTACCAGGAACTGGTATAGTGCCCTCTGGTGCAGCTGTAACTCTAAATGTTTTTGATCCTGTCTCAAAAAGAACTGGAGGTGCTGGTGTTGTATTTGGATCTCTAAAGAAAAATGCACCTAGTAAATCTCCCCAATTATCACTCACTAAATCTACACTAGTAACTTTTGCAACTGCTCCACTCTCTTGTCCTATTAATTTTGCACCTTTTTTTATATAACCATAATATTTTTCAATGTTTGCTAATGCTATACAATCAATATTTAATAATTTAGATGTTGCAGAATATGTATCTGATGGAGCAGGTCTAGTGCTATCAAATGGATCTACAGTATATGTTTCGACTGCGACGGATGGAGATCCTAGACCAGCACCTATTTCAGGTCTTGAATTGTCACCAAATTTATGATTTGGTTTTTGTATTCTAATTAATCCAATTGGGAAGGATTGAGCAGCACCATTAGCAGTATTAGTGCGTATTGTAATTTTGACATCCTCAAGCACATTGAATGTACCTTTCTGCATTTTTATTTCAACTAATTTAGGTACAATATCAGGAACAGCATTATCGAGATAATGATAATGTTTTGTTTGTGGTTTTAATCCATTTGCACTAAAAAATACATTTCGGGAACGCATGTAAGGGTCAACTTCACTTGTTACTTTTATACTCTCAACATAATCATATTCTTTACTTGGACCTTGTAATTGGTTTGTATATGTCGTTAAGAATGTTTCTGTCTCTAGATATTGTGCATTTACTATTTTAATTCTATCTCTATACCAATCAGAATCTGGATCATCAACACTTTTACCAGTGTCTTTTGTAACTCCTGTTGCCTCTGATTTAGTTCCTAATGAAACTGTGTTACCAACTGCTGCCCATTCAGCCCCAGTTGACTCTTTTCTGACATTTTCAACATAGATTGTTCTTGTCCAGTTATCAGATGGAGGGTCTAATACAACTGCACCCATAAAGACTATGACATTAAATGGGTTAACGTTCTCAACACCTGTAGCATGTGGATTTTCTATCCAATCTATTTCTTCATAATCTAAAGTAATCATATCACCAGTTTTTTTACAATTTGTATCTAACAATTGTAAATTTGAGTTTGTATCACATTTGTTTACATCAATACTTGGATTTAATGCTAACTCAGGTTTTATATTCCAGTTATCAACTGCACATACTAATTCTTGTTTTACTACATCAACATCACATATTGATCCTCTTTCTGGATGAAAATTAATAAATCTTCTGTCTTTGAAGTTATTTACAAAGAAACCAGACTTAAATCTATCCAATCCATCAGCATCTTTAACTTGCATGCTTTGTGTGGATAATTCAAGTGCATTTAGTGAGGTCACAGTTTCTAATGTTTCTATTCTTCTCTCTAATGCACCAATGTCTCTCATAGTATATCTCTTATTGTCTTTAAGAGTAATAATTGGATGATTAACTGTGTCAAAAAGATATGCTGGTAATCCAATTTCTGCAATTTCCATTGAATCTCCTAATTCAGTAGGAGGAGCAGGAATATCATCTGATTCACCTTTTATGAGTTGAACTTCCTCAAATTTATTAATAATTAATTTATCAATTCTTGGTAGATAGTAACTATAACCAAATAATGAACTTTCATTCGGGGCTATTACAAATGGCAAAGTAGATTCAAATGATCTATTATCAAATGCAAATGGAGATCCATTTATTGTGCCAGGATCAAAAGTAGCTACTCTTGGTCTAAAATCAAGAACGTCTGAAAGTCTACAATCTCCTATACTCGGAATATCCTTTGAATATCTCTCTTTTGTATATGAGTTTACAGTAAATAAATCACCAACGTTGCCAGTTGCAACTTGATATTTGTCAAAGATAATTAAAAGTCTTTTTGATGGAATTCCTACTTTTGCTTTTCTAACTATCTTGGAATAGTCGCAATATTGACTTTTATGTCCTTTTTCTAAATCATAATTATTTGTTCTATTCACAAAATTTCCAACTTCAGAATCCATCAATACAGTTTCAATACCAGATTCTTTAAATATTACATCTTCTCCTATGGTAAATGTATTTGCATTTAGATAAACAAAAGTAATTTCTGTCGCATTAGGAGCACTTACAACTTGACCAATAGCACGACTTTCTTTTCCAACAACTTTTTCACCAATAACAACATTAGTATTTAATGCTAACCCAGATACAAATTTAAGTTTATCTAAAACAGGGGTAGATGTTGTTTTTGATTCAAGAATAGCGATTACTTTAACAACATCTGGCACATTCAGAGATATTTCTTTATCTTCAACTCTTACTCCATAAGCATCACTTGTAGATAATCCACTTTCAAGATTTGATACTCCAGACGTACGAGTTATTTCTACAGATTGGCTTCTTACATAATCTTTTGTTTTACTTGTAGCACCGAATTTTTTTAGTGTTACATTGACAGTTGCATTGCCACTTGCCTTTGACAATCCATTAAAACTTATATCATTCCCACTATTTGTGATAATAACTTGATCTGAAGTTAATGGTTCTACAGTACCATCAGTGTAATGAATTGAATACCTTTCAGCATCAAATGGTTCAAAGAATACACTAGATACACCAACTGTTGCTGCTAAACCTACTTGAGATGAGAATGATATTGTATTACTACTAATTGGTTGTTCAAGGATTTGTTTATTAATTATTAAATTAGAATTAGATGTATCAATATTTGAGATGTATTTTTTAGGCAATTTTGCAAAAATAGATGATTTTTCATAGTTTGATACTTGTGCAACTTTAATTCTAAAAACTGATTGCTGAGCTCCAGATACAGATCCCTCACATACATCCGCTACATCTGTAGTTGCAGCTAGAGTCAGTGTGTCACCGCCAGTATTGATATTTGATATTTTGTTAAAGTGAGGAACCGTTCCCGCATCATTATTATAAGCAACAATTGTATCGGTTTTAATACCAGTATTTGCAAAATTACGACCATTTACACTTGCAGTACTTGAACCTGTAATATTTAATTCGTCTGAAACTGAAAATCCAGGTAATACTTTATTAAAGAGAACTGTGTCAGCACTAAAATCAGATGCTAATGTAGCTTCTACTTTATCTTTAGATTGAAAAACTGATTTTATATCTTCAACGTTATATGAAATAACTCCTGGTTGTGCAAGCGTTCCATTTTTAATAGATACTTTTTCAGTTGATTCTTTTTCATTAAAAATTATTTGCTCACCTTCTATAAATGCACCTGTTGTTTGTGATAAATTTAATTCATTTTCACCAGAAGTATTTGCGTTTTCTGCAAGATAACCAATTGCTCCACTTGCAAGACCTCTTACTCTAGTCCCTTTTATTTTTCCTCCTGGATTTGTAAGAGCTGTAACTCTTAATGTTGTGTATGTTTGTATGTCAAAAAGATATAAATCCCAACTTGTTTCATCTGCTGTATAAGTGGCATCTGATAAACCGAAGGAATAAACTCTAGCTACTCCTATCTTTAATCCACCAGCAGCATTTGATGCACCTTTGCGTCCATTATGCAAATCAATTACATTGTTATTATTACCAGCTTCAATTTTTGATCCACCAATATTGATAAATGGAGTTCCTTGCACATTATTAATTTTAATCAAACTACCCATATTAAATGGAATCGATGCAAGATCTACACTTTTAATATCTCTTGGTTTCTCTATATCAATTACAGTTGTATTTGGTTTATAAACATCAAATCCCTTGACATATGCTTTACCTGCAGAAAGTTTTACACACATTAAATCATCAGAAGGTGTGTTTCCTTTATCTGTTACTTGATTTTCAGTATACAAACCACCTGAATCTACTTCATCATTTAATGAATTTTGAGTATTTACACGGAAAGGAGTGACAGCATAATTACCAGATTCGTCAAATGTTCGTTTTGCAAAATATTTTTTAATTTCAGAATATACTGTTTCATCTTGTAATTTTTTAGTAACACCCTCGTTTGTTCTGAATAATTCAACAAAATTAGTATCATCATAATCTTGAAGAGCTTTTTTAGCTAATTTTACTGCAACTTTAAATCTATCAGCACCTGGTGCAGCGAAATTGGTAAAACCTTTAGCATTATCATAGAGAGAGGAGTCATCATTTGCATTTACTACATCTTCAATAATCTCTAATCCAACTCTATATGATGGTGTATTTGAATAAGGATCTAAAATTATTGATGAAGTAGGAACATCAATAAACAAACCTCTTATAAAATAAACTCCTTTATTAATTCCAAATGCTGATCCTGTTGCTGTTGCATCTTCAGTAACTAAAGTTAAAACAGTTTCCTCTGCAGTTAATGTTGTATTACCATAAGTAACATTTTCTTCAAGTATTAAAATTTCACCGTCTGGAAAAGCAGTGCTCTCACCATCCGTTCCAGATTGGTTATATTTAATAAAAATTGTTATATCATCAACTCCCTCTTCTGGTGGTAGTATAAAATTCTTTATCGTTGCTACTATTCCTGAATTTTGACCTCTTACTCTGGTTCCTTTACCTTCATTATTAGATATAATATTATTTAAATATACTGATACATCTATTCCTAAATGATTAGGATTAACTTTTGCAGAAAAATAAGTCGGATCATATTCAATACCACCTGGTATAACCATCGATCCTTCTTTAAACATGTGTTTTCCGAAAGATTCAACTTGATTTTGCAATATAGATTGTAACCCAGTTAATTCTCTAGCCTGTACAGGATATCCTGGCCTAAACAGAACTTTGTAGAAATTATTATCCTTATCAAAATCATCATAATAAGGTGATATATTTAGATTGGTCTTCTGTGGCATTGCTTAAAATTCCAGAATAATTTTTATGTCTTCTTTTTGACGAGAGTTTCTAACGATCACAGGTCTATTATCTAGGTAAATTATTTCTCCTGACCCTTTATTTATCTCAGAATCAGATAAACCAGAAACAAAGTTAGTTCCCAAATTAATTAATTTGTTACCTGATGGATTAGTAGTAATGCCTGAAAAATCAATAGATATCTTACCACTAAATGATGAAGTCTTTCCCTTTATAGAATTTATTATTGTTGATCCAGTCTCGAATTGATAAATTCTACCTTGAGTAGATATTCCAGTATAATCAGTATGATCGTAAGTAGTCGCATTAAATGATAATGATCTATCTCTAAAATATTTTAATACTTTAGTGTCATCATCATAAGATGCTATAAAAGCTGTTGCTTCTTTACCCTGATTAGGTGAAAATGCGAGTAGTTGTGTAATCTCTTCACCAACTTGTGGAGTTCCTGTAACTTCATCGGTAAATTTAATTGCCTGTAATGAAGAAAAAGTACTATCAGTATAAGTTACTGAGGTTCCAATTTTTGTTGGATTCTTAACAATACCAACCTGTGAAAATTTGGTATCAATCGGGAAATCTTTTGTAGATTCATCAAATCTAGCATAAACAATAACTCTATCTGTACCCAACTCTTTATAAAGATCATATCCATGACCCAATGAAGGTGGGATAATCGGTATTAACTTTGCTGCATTAGGAACTCCACCAGCTGGTTGAAGTGTTGCTAAATCAACTAATGCATAACTATAACCCTTTCCACCAGCACTTACTGTAACATTTGTAATTTTACTGTTTACAACATCAACTCTTGCTTTGGCTCCAGTGCCATCTCCTATTATATCGACTTCTTGACTCAAACCATTATTATAACCATCTCCAGATTTTTCTATGTAAACATGTTTGATTTGGTTTTCGTTTACGCTTGAATCTCCGTTTTCTCTGACTGCCACTATTTGAGAATCGGTGCTTGTTGACCAATTGTTTGGGACAGTAATAAATTCTGTTGAGTCAAATTTAACAATATCACTAGGAGAAACAGTGAATAGATATTTCCATATAAAACCATCACCACTACTACCTGCTGCTGATGGTTCTAAATCTGTAAATGTTGGTTCATCTTGTGATACGTTTCCAGCTGGATTTGATCCTGTGGAACCATTATCAATACAAATGTAAACTTTGAAGTCTGAGTTAAGGACATAATATTTTGCATCATATAAACGATTTGCCTTTTCTACAGCACTTTGATTACTAGGACTGTAATCATCTCTATAGATATCATATCTAGTTCCTGCAACCCAATCAATTCTTCGTATTATTCTTCTAATATTTGCAGACGAGACTTTTTTCCCATACATCATTGTGTCTCCAGAATGAAGTCTATATGCAAAACTATCAGTTGGAGAAGGAGTATCAGTATCCCAATTTTCAGATCTACCATAACCCACAAGACTACCAGCACCTTTAGGATTTGGTAAACCTACGTAAACATAGTACGAATTATTTGTATTTTCTACTGATTCAACAAAATTATTTGCGTTCAGAATTCTAAATTGGTCAGTAACAATAGCCGACATCTTAAAATTTTACTTTTCTTTTTATTTATAGTGGTTATTTAATCAAAGTCCAAATACTCTTATAGATCCTGATGATCTAAGACCCTTAAGTGAGCTTGTGGAGTAATGCTTACGTTGAATAGTTGGGAAGGTTGTCAATCCACTATTGACAGTTAATCCAGTAACACCTATTGAGATAGGTGAAGAATCTCTTGAAGCATTATATAATCTACCCCAACTTAATCGACCCAATGATGTAGTCAGTCCTACAGTTGTCACATTGTAGAATCCAGTGGTGGATATACCTCCTATATCTGAACCATTTTGTACATTGCAAATGATTTCACCATTTTCATTTCCTTGTGCATTTCTAGCATGTACAATGTAAATATTATCTAAGAAAGTATTTCCAATACCAACAATAGATGAGTTATGAGTGTCAACAGAGACAATTCCATTTCCCACTCTTGTATCAGATATTAGTATTGGATATCCAACTGCCAAATCATTTGTGTTTGTTCCTGCTTTTTCTGCTCTAAAGAAGAACTTAAGTGCAGTTTGACCACCATTTGTTGTAGTAGTAATACCTGTTATAATTCCAGAGAAACCTTGAACATTACTAATAGATGTAATTTTTTCAGTTTGGAATGTAGGTAATTCTATAATAACTTCTGGAGGATTTGATCGAGTATAACCAAAACCAACAGCAGTAAGTGGTGTATCACTAATAGAGCCATTTGTAATAGTGGTTGTAGCAAATGCTGTTGATCCAATACCAGTTGTGGTTCCAGAACCAATTGGTGGTCGTATTGAAATACTTGGTGCTGATAAATATCCAGATCCTACATTTGTGACATCAATTGAGATGGTTCCAGCAGCAGAAACGATAGCAGTTGCTGATGCCCCCACGTTTATTGTACCAGGAGTCAAAAGTGCATCAACTTGATTTATTGTAAGATCATACTTAAGTGCTGATAAAGGTTCTACATGTCTTTGTGCCTCAATGTGATTACCTTTTTCATAGAAGAAAGAAGTTGCATTATCAACAAATATTCCATCATTTATACCTGCACCAATTCCAGAATTTGTTGTAATATTACCAATAATCTTAGCAGTTGGATATATTTGTGGTTCAATTGATGGTCTCGCTTTACTAATAATTTCATTACCCACTCTGATATCTGTCTTTTGTTTTGTCCATCTTATTGGTTTTTTATTTAATTCATCAACTCCTGTTCCTGAATAGATATCAGTTTCGACAGTATTTGCATTTATTATTTCCTTTACAACTCTATCATTTTCCTGAGTAGTTGTTAAACCAACTGTGTTTGTTAATGGAGATTTAAATACACGAAGTTCATCACCAATTTTTACACTTTCCTGGATATCTACAATATCTACGTCTACACCTTCTTCACCTTTGTAGAAGAAAATATCTACTTTATCATTATCATTTGCACCAGGAAATGTTTCTGCAGTTGGAGCTTCTTTAAATATGAAGGTTGTTCCACCCTCATTAAAGAAATATGATTCACCTGGTTTTTGTAATACACCATTAACAAAGATAAGCAAAACAGCATCTAAGTCTATTTCATCAGAATCTACAGTACTAGGATCTTTCTGGAAACTAAGTAATTGCCCATTAAAATACAATGGGAATCTTGTTCTTGATCCATCTTGTAAATTCTTAATACTATCAATAAAATCAATTTCACCAAATTGCCAAGCAGAAAATTTATCATTAAATATTTCGATAACTTCTAACTCAAATTCATTAATTGGTTTTGATAAATGTGACGCAGTTACTAGACCGATTGGTTTAAATTTATCTCCTACCTTAAATGAATGTCCATCTCTTGCAATCTTAAAGTTTTTAATCTCAAATAATGTAGATCCTATTCCAACTGTTGTTGCTGCTGCACTTACTTCAACATCTAATAATAAATTAGAACCAGTATCAGTTGTTGCACCTTCTGCTCGTCTTGATACACCTATTATAGGTAGATTATCATAGTTTGGTTCGGGAATAATTATTTCAGGATTTACATATCCTGAACCAGGATTATCAATAGTAAATGCAAGTGTACCACCAGCACCAACTACCGCAGAAATTTCTGCACCTGTTCCACCGCCACCACCAGCACCAACGTTTAGTAGTATTGTGTCTGTGGTAACTGAAATAATCGCTGTTTGTATTCCAGAAACAGGATCTGAATTAGGGAAACTCGTTTTTGATACTGCTCTCGGATATGGATGATTTGAGAAGTAATTATCTTTTGAGCATTTGAATACTAACCCACCATTAACAATTCCAACAGTATCGCTTGTTGATAATCCATGATTAGGGATAGTAAGTAAAAGTTCTCCTGTATGTGATGTATATACTGCATCAGTTGCTGTAAACTGTTGACCTGCAAAACTACCTTTTCTTATTGAACCAATACCAGCACTTACAAATTTATGAACGTATGCTTGATCTGTAACACCTATTGAGACTGAACCACCTCTATATCCTGAACCAAATGTTAGATCCTCAAAAAATTCATAAGCAACACCTCCACCAACGTATGTGTGAACAATCGTACTAGGACCTGCTTGCACCTCAAATGTTCTATCAGAAACTATTCCTACAACAAATAATGGTCTTTCATGATCTTGGAAGAATGTTGTCGTAACACCGCTATATCCAACACAACTGAATTCTAAATTCTTCAATTTGACTGTATTTGGTCTCTCTAATCCAAAACCATGAACTTCGTTAGTTGTAACTGTTATAATTCCTGTTGTATTGCTGTAAACAGCAGTCTGAACTCCAAGATTAAATCCAGAAGATGTTCCAATACCAACTATGCTAGTTAGACCACCATTAGCATTTTTAAATGCCTTTACTTTTGCACCTTGTAGTGGAGCGTAACCCAATCCAGCAGTTGATCCGAGAGATACAATCAAACCTCCTCTTGGAACTTGATTTTGATTTATATCACCTTCTGAAATAATAAATTGTCCATTTTCAGATGTAATTCCTGTAAATTGTACAGTTGAAATACCTGCTGTTGTATCTGCAGTAATTTCATAATTATTACCAACGTTGTTTGTAGTTAAAGGTGTTTGGAAAACTCCGTTTATGAATACCACTCCATTTCCAACTCCTACACCTGAAGATGTGTTTGCTCCACCAACAGTTAAAGAGTAAGTTTTTCCGATACCTGTGAATGAATCAGATATATCATCAAACAACATATTTGTTGTGTAATTACTCCTTAAAAAGGTTCTACCACTAAAATCTGCTTTAACAAAAGGTAGATTACTAAGATTTCTTCTTGATCTGGTATTTCCTTTTGGAGGATCAGTGAAAATTACCTTACTATCTACAATGTTAAATGTTCCTCTGTGAACTTTAACAATTGCATTGTCGGCATGAGTTGAAGCTGAAATTCCTAATTGACCCCTTTCAACTCTTACAGTAGGTAAAGTTGCAAGACCAAGTGCTACATCAGTTGCATCATTTATCTTTCCACCTGATACACTTGAAAATCCAACTTCAGTAATTGTCATATACTCTTCATCTATCTTTAAAACATCTGATGGTTGAATTGAACTTATTCCACTTAATACAAATTGAGTTTGAGCGATACCGATATTTCCATCTAATGTATGTTCAATTCTCGTGAAAGTTATTGGTTGTTGCACAACACCATCTAAACCAATCATTGTTTTTGTCAATTGCTTGGCCATAGAAATTTTATGGGAATTACCTGCACCTGTTCCAGTAAATGTAACTGCAATACCAGAATTAATATACTCAGGTCTTGTAACTAATTGGAAGTTATCTTTGTCTATTACTTTTGCAAATACTGTTGATGGAAGAATTGTTGTAACAATACCTGCCATATTTGTTGTAGATCCAATCGATACGGCTGTTGCAGCTATTCCGATAAAAGTTGATTCTGGAGAGTAAATTAATTCTTCTCTATTACTGAAGAAATGATCTGGAATATTAAATATACCTGTTGTTGCACTTAATATACCTGTATTTGTGGGGTCAAAAGTTTTTGTGTATATTGGAACACCCTGATGAGTCAAATTAAATATTTTTTTATCAGCCCTTTTACCATCTTTTCCATCATAAGCTGTTAAAAATAATTGTTGCGTAACTGGTCCATAATTTAAGTTAGGAGGAATATTGCTGAAATCATTTTCAGTGTAAAAAATCTGATTATAAGATTGAATTTCAATTAAAGAATCAAATTCAGAATCTGGATAAAATCTTAAATTTACATTATTACCAACTATTTCTCCACCAAATGTTCCGATACCAGTTGTAGATCCTGCTGATACAAATGGATATTGAACGGTGAGTACATCATCAGTATCTCTTATTGTTATTATTTGATGAACAGCAGAGGTATTTCCACACGAAACTCTTACTAAAGATTTTACAGTGCTGTCTATATTTTTACTGATTGTACTATATGTTATTGTGCTTCCAGTTCCAGTAACATAACCTGACTCTAATCTTGCACTTCTTTCAGCACCAGTAGGTTGACCTAATACTGAATATCTGTAAGTTCCAATTCCAGCAGTCGTAGTTCCTAATCCTACAATGTTTGCCCTAATTTCTAAATTGTTAGAACTATTATTTTCACATTGTAATTTAATAAAATTGTTTTCAAATTTTGCTGTAATAATTCCTACAGCACTGTCACTTAGTCCTTTTTTAGAGTCAAAGTATGATTGAGATATTGTAGGTTTAACACCATCAAAATCGAGAACAACTTCATTATAATTAATTTCTTTTGTAGAACTATCTTGTACAAAAATATTTGCATATAAACCGTTAAAATCTGTCTTAGGAAATTCTACAATAGTTGATGTAGTTGCAGTAGATGCGGTGCTTACAACACCTGTTAAATCAATGTTTCCAATCGAGTTCGTATCAATACCTACTAAGTCAGTATTAAAGTCAATCTTTAATATTTTTATATCATGATCTTTTACAAATTTTTCTGTAGGATCAAATATTAAATTTTTCACCCCAGTTTCAAGAATTTCTGTTGAGAAATCACCTAATTTTAATGTAGTAAAATCAGTTGATTTTTCGAGTAAGAAAGCATCCTCTTCATTTGTCAAAACAATTAATTCTGAGAATTGAATATCAAATGTATCGGGATCGACAATTTGTATTAAATAATTTCCATAATCTTCTGATAAAGTCTCTATCAACGTATCATTTGCCTTTGCCCCTGTGCTAGAAAATTGGTTACTAATATCATCATGAATAAGAACCCTATTTGATTTACACCTTGTAAAATCTGCTAATTTTTTATTTGATAGTTCTAAAAATTTAGATTTATTAGTTCTTGAGTCAAAATCTCTAACAAAATCAAAATTATTAATTGCATCAACTCGTTGTGAGTCATTCAATTCAAGAATGTTTAATACATCAAGTGTTATTGTATCATTTGTCTTTACAGTTGTTCCAATACCTACTTTTACTTGTGATTCAATAGAAGTATCAGCAAAATTCTTTAATCCTGCAGGGTGAACTAATCTATTCAATGGATTTACAAATTTTTCCCACTCAACTGTACTTTTTACCGTATATGATAAATTTTGATAATAATCATTATCAGGTATGACTTGATAATCTGTATTTAATTTTCCTATGTCATCTAACCATCCATACTCTTTTCTATTAGAAAAATCAACTTTAAATTTAGCTTTATTTCCATTTATTTTAATAACAGAGGCTGTAATACCACTAACTTTACCTGTAATTCGATCATTTATCTTAAGATCAAATTTACCATCTACTTTTATATAATCATCTCTTATTTCAACAACCCTTAAATCAGTTAAATCATTACCAATTGATAATTGTTCATTTAACTCAAATTCACCTCTAGTTTGTACAGGTCTTATGTCTGGATATTTATTTTTGTTAATTATAGTTGCATAACCTGATTGAAAAGTTTTTGCAATACCAGGATTAGTTGTCAACCCTGATAAATTAAACTTAAGAATTGCTTCTACACCTGATATATAATCTTCAACTGTGAAGAAATTAAAGTTATAATTTTCTGAATTAAATCCATCTCCTGTTGATGTGACTGTAGAAATTCCACCTTGAGTATTACCAATTCCAAGATCACCAAGTAGTTGTATCCCCTCAACAAATATTTCATCACCTATTGCAAAAGGTTGAGGGTCATTAAAACCATTAAATGGTGTTTCAAGAAAACAAGTTACTACTCCAGAATTACTTGATATTATTGAATTAATACCTACACCATTTGAGTTATTAATTGAAATAATTTTATGATTTACAGAATCTAATCCTGATACAGGTGCTAATACCTTAACACTAGATATAGTTTGACTTGGTGCAATTGCAATTAATGATGAGTCGTCAACAATAGTATTTGTTACTGGGTTAAAAATTAGTAAATCAGGTGCGTTTATATAGTCAAAACCACCGTTAACAATATCAACAGATTGAACAACATCAAGATTATCAATTTCAAGAACAGGTGCAACTTGAGCCTCTGGACTTAATGTTTTATCAGAGGCATATTCATAACCAATATCTATTATTCTAACATCATTAATTCTACCTATTGTTTTTGATTCTGGAACAATATTTGCATTTGTACCCTCAAAACTCACTACTGAATTAAATTTAGGTAATTTTTTATAATTAAATCCAGATGATAATATCCTAAAATCTTTAATCTCTCCTTTGACAGAAGTAGATTTTGTTGAGTATTCTAATTTATCACAATCAGAGTTTAAATAAGTTGTTAATTCTGGTACTTTAGGTGATATATTAAATTTATTAGTTGTAACTCCTGATATTTTATATTCTCCAGAATAAACGCTATCCACAAAAAGAATTTGATTTGCATTAACAACATCAGTATCTGATGTACTAATATATCCACCTTTTGTTACTCCGTAATATAGAGTTTGTGGTGTTGAGGATGAAAAATTAACTGTTAGAGCAGCACCAACATTACCAGGAGTTCCTAAAGAAGATAAATTGAAGTTTGATGTATCTTGAGAACTAAGATATTCATTAGTTAGATTATTATCATAAAATACCTTAAATTGATATCCAGATAATGATGAATCTGATAAATTAAAACTTAATTTAGAGTTTTTATATGATTTAATTTTAGGATTTATCAAAGATACTGATTGATTTGCACCACCAGTATTAGCAGTTATTGATACTATTTTTGGTGGAGTTGTATATAAATCATTTGAGGTTTCTGCTAATTGGAAATATCTATCATTAATTCTATTAACAAAATATGATCCAACACTTAAACCTGTTGCAGATCCTTGATAAAACACTTTATCACCTGTTACTAATCCGTGCTTATCAACATCAATACGATTTGCTTCAACATCAGACGCATTAAATGTAATTGAATTTAATAATAGTTTTTGATATTCTGAATTAAATTTAACTAGAATTGGTGTAGTTGTTCCAATACCAACTGCAAGGTTTGGTACAACATTCATTTTTATTGTATCACCATTCTGTAATCCGTGAGTTGTTGTATTTGCTGCAGCAACATTTGTTTCAACTGTAGTTATTACTTTGTCTATATCTCCATTTATTTGATCAAATTTAGAACTCAAATAATATAAATTTGATCCAATTCCTGTTTGTGTTCCATTGGAGTGGAAAAATAATCCTTCACTTGTACTTCCAATACCAACTTTGGTTGTTAACAATCCAACAAAATTTTTGCCTTTATCAACAATGTAGACATCCATAGATTGACCACTTAGTGGTATTTGGAAAGTTTGTACTTCCCCATTGTCTGAAACTCCAATTTTAGCAGATCCAGTTTTTTTGTTTAAAGATACTTTTTGACCAGTCTTAAAAGGATGATTTGGAATATGTATAGTCCTTGTTGGAATTGATAAATTTTCTTTGTTATTACCTATCCAATAATCAACACTTATACCACCACCAGCTGTTGTTCCTACACCAACTGACTGTTTACCATTAAAATATACAACATCATTTACCTTTGAATCAAATTTTTTAGTTTTGACTGGTATATTAATTGAAGTATTAAGAAAGTCAATATTAGATCCAATTGTATGAGCGATACCAGTATTTCTCAAAACACGTATTGTTCTTTGTTGGTTGTATAATTCCAAAACTTTTAGAACTTCAGTATCTGTTGTATTTCCTGATCCAACTCTTAATGATCCACCAACAGATATATTGTTTGGAATTTTAGTTACTAGAATATCTAAAATATTAGAACTTGAAGATGCGGTCATTGACCGTGCTAAACTAACTCTATCAGTTTTAACTCCAATATTAAAAGATCCTGTTAAATTTACAATTGTAGTGCTAAGTCCTGATATTAATGCTGAATTTAGATTATCAAATTCCATGAATGGTTGATATGTTGCAACCACTTGGTCATTACTCTTCCATGTAAAAATTGCATCCTCAAAACGTTCAAGTGAAGTATCTAATCTACTAACACCAACACCAACTATTTCACTTACTTCCGCACTAAAACCAGATCCACTTGTTTCTTCATTATCAAAATTTATCACATCCCCCACTCTATATCCTGTTCCACCATCTAAAATAACCAGATTATCAACTCCTCCCTGAGTAACTGATAATACCTGTGTTGATTGTCTTAATGCCTCATTCGATTCAATAATAAAATCATTATCACCAAAACTTTCATCAACGTTATGAGGAAATGTATTTCTTAATAAATTAGAATTATTGAAATCAAAATCATGATTTAATAATAAATTATCTTCGATTATCGGAGATCTAAAACTTTTACCTATGAAATAAGGATATTTTGATTCTATTTGGTTTGTAGTAGATCCTAACTCTACAGTGGCAAAGTAAGCATATACTCCATTGGGAAATTCAGGAGTTTTTCCAAATCGACCATTATGAATGTCTAAATCACCAGATTCATTAAAATAATAATCATCAATAAAGAAACCTGATGCAAATCCACTTGGTCTATTAACAACATTGGTATTATTTAAAATATAAGAAGATTCAATTATTTTAAGATCAGAATTTATATCGTCTGGATCAGAATAACCAAATGGTCCATATATTGGATTTCCATCATATGCCCACCCAATAATTGGTGAATGTTTATTAATTTTATCAAATTCACCATTATTTTTAATGTCAAAAGATTTTTCAAGTGAATTTGCGATATTTTGCGAATATCCAAATACACCAAATGTTAAAGAATCTTCTCTTGATGTAAGACTAAAATCACCAAATCTTGTACCATTGACAGTTAATGATCTAACTCTCGCACTCAAATTAGCATTTTTTCCTCTTGGTTTAACTCTTGCTGTGGTTGAGAAACTACTATAACCTATACCTGAATTTATTACAATTGTGTTGATAATTTTACCATTTTCAATAACTGGTCTAACTATTGCACCAGTTCCGAAAGTATCAGATATTTCTATATCAGGTAAAGAATTATAATTTTTTCCTTTATTAACGACAACTACCTCATCAATTCTACCATCAACTATAATTGGTTTTATTGCAGCACTAGATCCATTAAGTATATTAATTTTAGGTTTAACTTGATGATTTAATATTTTTGATCCATAATCAGTTCCCTTATCGTAAAGATATACATCAATAATTTCACCAGTGATAACAGGAGTTAAATTAATATTACCAGTAACAGTTGAAGAATAAGAAACGTTTATATCAACTTTTATATCTGGATACTTAAATATTTGATATCCTGCACCAACAGATGTTAAATTAACAAATTTATTTCTATCATAATCTAAAGTTGATGTTCCACCAACACCAGCATTTGCTAATTTAAAGGAATCATCATCAATTTTTTTAATAATATATGATATAGATGTGCTTAATCCTCCTATTACAGTATTAGCTGAATAATCAACTATTTCCCCACTTTCAAAACCATGATTTACAAAATTAATAGTATCATATGATGTTGATATTCCAGTTGGATCAACTCTTAATTTTCGATGAGTGTATCCTTCACCAGGATTAATAACCTTTACTGAAAATAAAGTATTAACATTTTCAGTTCTAAATTTGTGTGTACCACCAAAGACTGTATCTGTTGCTAATCCAACAGTATTAACACCGACTGCACTATTTTCACTAAAAAGTGCATCAGACGCTGTATTAAAAATTCTAACTGTTGTTGGATTGATTACTCTAACAAAATATGGATCACCATCTGATAATGCACCTGTAATAGCTTGTGTGCCATCGAATGCTGTACCAGTGGTGATTGGTTCGTTACCATTACTGTTGTAGTAAACTAGTTGTCCATTTTCAAGATTGTGTTCTTCTTTAAATGTAATGGTTTCTTCAGTGGTGTCTATTCCACCTCCAAAAAATATATTTCTACTATCAAAATCAAGTGTTCTAAATCTATTACCTACAACTGGTTGTAATTTACATCCTGTCCCGTTACCTCCAGATAGTGAAATACTATCAATTGAATTAATATCAAAATTTTGAGGATCTACTAGGATCTCTTTCACAGTTCCTTTTATTACTGGTTCAACTAAAGCTTGATCTCCAGTTAAATTTTCAACTTCTATTACAGGAGGATTAATTACATCATAATCATTACCTGAATTAAATACATCAATCTTCTCAAGAGGTCCATAGTAAATATTATCATCAGAAATTGGTGATCTTATCTGAACACCATCTCTCAAGATACCTATGTCATTAACTGGTGTTTCATGTTTAGATGAAACAAATAAATTTTGAGATAGAGGAATTCTTCTTAAAATTTTATCAACATTTAGTTTTTTTGTACCTTGTGTTTGTAAAATAAAATTGTGATCTATAGATGTTGTAGTGCCTATACCAATTTGTACTGTGCTTGCACCTCCAACTTGACTTAATGATTGATATAGAGCAAGTTTTGTTATATTTTGATTCTGAACTATTATAGGATCAACATAATAGGTTCTTCCAGACTCTAAACCAGATATGACCTCTGTTTCAGGAGAGTAAATTACTGCATCACCCTGAATGAACTTTAAATTTTCACCTGCTTTTAATGGAAAATTAATAAAACTATATGTTTCAGTTAAAGAATTGTATCCCTCAAAACTTAAAGAAGATGTTGCAGCAGAAACTTTTTTAGATGTAATATTATAACTGGGTAGTGAATTCGATGCTACATATCCATCAATATCTGAATCTGTATATACATTTAATACATCAGATATTAATGTATCGTTTCCAGTTTCTATTTCAACACCTGTGCTTGATGCAGTTTCAATAACTCTACGAATATCATAAGATTCATTTGGATCTTGAATAAAACCAGCTATGCCTGATGCGGTAAACTGACCAAGACTTGGGGTAATTTCACTTACTATACCAACTTTTTCAACAACTTGTTCGTTTCTTCTTAAAATTTGAAAACTATCTCCTTCCTTAAGTTTAGATTTGTCTATTTTTGTTTTTAATGTAAACGTGGTTCCTGTAATATCTACTTGGAATCTTGAACTTGTATTATATTTCCAAGAATTTGCAAATTTTTCTTTATAGGTGCTGTTATCATTCTGTATCTTCTCACCTACATTTTTTACAAATATTAACTCCCCCTCATTTACTAATGTTATATCACTAACAGATTCAAATTCTGATAATACTCCAGTAATTCTTAAGTCAACCCTTTTTGATAAATCACCATTTTCATATCCAAATATTGTTTCATTATCTCTAACATCGTGAGCAGTTCCAATACCAATATTAATTCCAGTACAACCAAAGAACTGATTTATTGATTTTGATTTATAATTTATTATATTTTGACCACTTATAATAGTGCCAGTGGTTCCAAATCCAACTGTAGAGTCAACTGATAAAATAGAAGATCCTGCAGGAGTATCAGTTAAAACTTTTGTTTTACCTGGTATTGTAAATACACCCTCGATTAAATCACGATCACTAAACCCTATGAATAATGATATTTTATAATAACTTTTACCTTCTCTTTGAAGTATTTCAACTTCAGATATTGATCCATTTGTATTAAGATCATTTGATTTGTATATAGTTTGTCCTACTAAATTTTGAGGATTAGCATTAGGTGTGATTAAATCAGCAATTATAACTTCTCTTCTTATAAACTCAGCATCTGAAGGTTTTACTAAATTTCCCTCTAAATCTAAAACTTTAGATTCAACACCATACAAAACTTTAAATAATATTTTTATTGATTCTTCAATACCTTTAGATTGATAAAATGATCGAGAAAATTTAATAAAATTTCCTACATCTAAATTTGATGCAAAGTCATTATTATCAAATCCAGGTAAAAATGTCTTTTTTAATTTTTTAAAGAATTCCTGTAAAAATAAAACTGATAAGTTTGTAATTGTTGTTCCTGATTCATGACTAGAAGCATCTGTATCCTCAAATATTAATTTTTCACGATTAATTTCAAGAAGTGATGATGATACTCCAACATTATATCCTGAGACTCCACTAAATCCTCTAATACATCCAGTAAATGATGTTGATGTGATTCCAGTATATGAAATTATTTCATCGTCTATTTTCAGTAATCCATACTCTGTTGGAAAACCTTTAGTGCTTGTAACTGTAATTGTTGTATCGGTAGATGTAATATCAGAAGATACAGTGCTTTCTCCAACTATTACTTCTGGAACTAAATTATCAGATTTTAAATATTGATCAAAGTTAGTAATTAGATCAACTGGACCACCTTGAAATTCTTGCGATAGGTAATATTGTTTGAAAAATTCTGAGGCATTAGGAAAATCAGCTGTTAAAAATTCTGGTAACTGATTTTCAATAATCGTGTTGACTTTTATTCTTTTGTCAATTTGTGACATAAATTATTTCCTCTCTAAATCTCCATTTGAGTAACTAGAGGTATAGTAATCTCTTGTAAATATGATACCTGAAACATCTTCTCCAGAAGCAATTACGTCCTTAGTCGTATTTATTGTGCTTTTAGAAACAGCAAAATTGAGATATAAATCTTTTAATCCAACAACATCATTTGATTCAGGGAATGCTTGAACTTCAACGATATTATTTTGAGCAGTTGTTGATGTAAAGTTAATAGTATTAAGTATTATTTCACCTTTCTTATAATCAACGATTCCTGCCTCTTTAACTAAAACGGTTTGCTCATTCTTTTCATTTCTATAAACCACACCAATTGTTCCTTTCATACTACCGTCTAAATTACCAGCAGCATCTTTATTTGGAACATCTGTTAAGTATGCAACTTGTGATGACCCTAAAATAGTGAACCCAGTGCTCTTTATATTAAATCCAGCAGGATTTATAAAAAATTGATTACCAAAACATAATTCATACTGTGCAAATTGATTTAATGATGCCTTTAGATCTCTTCTAATAATTACTTTAGTAATATTTGATGTAATTCCATTATCAACTCTGTCAATAAGAGTATTTAATTTACTATATTTGAATCTTCCACCAAATTTGTTTATTTCAATATTATTTCCATATTGATTTAAAGAATCTAATATTCTAGTCTTTAAATTTGCTTCTGAAGAAATCTGTGATGGATCGTAATATACCGTTGTATCTAACTCTACATATAGTATCTTAAGATCAATAATTTCTGAATTTATACCAGCTACAGCGTAACTCTTCAATTTGTTTTTAATTTGTGTTTTGTCAAAATCTGACACATAAGTACCATTTTTAGGTTTAATGCTAATTTTAACTTTTCCAAATTCAGGTGGATTTAATTCTTCACCACCTATGACTGCAACTGATTCAGTTTGAGGGAAAATATCACGAATTATAGCTTCGTAATCTCTTGGTGTAACTGCTCTATATTGTGCTGAGTAGAGTCTAGGAGCAAAATACTTAATAGACGACACGTCTTCAACTTCAGCACCATTAGAGGCGGTTGTAATGGTAGTGACAGTTACATTATCTGATGGAGTTAATAAAGTTCCATCACTTTTAGTAAATGTGCCTTGAAAACTAAAATTTGATGCACCATTTCCAGTCTCTCCATCAGTAACAATATATCTTGCAGTGATAACTGCATTATTTTCTAATTTTCTACCAAACAAACCATCACCAAATAATATTTCATATTTTTCATCTTGAACTTCTTGTGCAAGGAATATTTCTGAGTTCTTATCAATGTTTAATATATTATCTACCATACGATACTGTCTTCCAAGACCAGCATCAGCAGCACCTGATACAAATACTCTTAAAGTTGAACTATCAATATTTGGACTATCAATTATAAACCTCTGATCTACTGAATTATTTGCAACATACACTCTTGTTAAGAACGTTCCTTCATAAACAGTGATTGATTGATCAAATTGTGCAAAAGAAGTACCACCTATGTCTATGACTCTAGAAGATGAAATATTATCTGATGTTGAAAATCGATATGTTGTATTCTCAGAACTACCAACACAAATAAGTCCAGATTGAAGAGTTATGAAGTTTGGAGTGGCATCAGTTGTTGGTCCAAGATTTACATCAGATATATTAATTGTCGCTCTTGCAGCGGTTTTTGAGCGTGGTACATAACCAATATTTCTAGCAAGTGAAACTACATTTTCACGAATAGTTGCTGAGTCTAAAAATGATTCATTTGCAACTAAATTAGCATTAAATGAATTAATATAAGTGTTATATGCTAAAGTATCAATTAAAACTGAAAAGTTAGAACCCTCAAAATCAAAATCAGTGAAATTTGAGTTCGCTCTTAAAAAATCTTTGATTTGTGCCTTGATTTCATCAAAATCTAGACTTGTAAACTGTGTAAAGGGCATATTATCTCGTTGGTTCTAATAAAAAGGAGAATGATTGAGTTGGAAATGGTAATCCAACAATATCAAAAAAGACTCTCACCTCAAAATTATTTAAATCTGGTTGTGCATTGACTTTTATTCCAACATTATTGACTCTTGGTTCATAATTTGATACTACTTCACGAATCTGATCTTCAATAATCATTACAGTTGATCGTGAAAAGTTATCAAAGAGAGAATCACGCACATCTGTGCCTAAATTTGAATTAAAAAACCTCTCTGTTGGGATTGTTTCAACTAAATTTCTTACAGATCTTGAGATTGCTCTCTCATTTACAAGCACAGGAAGATCTTTTGTCACTGGATGAGGTGAAAAAGAGAAACTGATGTCCTTAAATGCTCTAGATTTGCGTGAAATCGCCATTATTAATGCTTTTAGATTTATTTATACCCTATCTTGCATAATCATTCATCACATAATCATCAGTATCAAAGTATTCAAGCACCCAAAAGGCAACACAACGTGGATTTTTCGATCCACAAGTAAAAATATCAAATGCAACACAATTTTTTTCTGGCCAAGTATGGCAAGAAAGGTGACTTTCACCTAAAGTTAGATTGCAAGTGACTCCATAAGGGTCAAATTGGTGTGTATGAACGTTTAACACCTGTACACCTTCAATTTTACAAGCATCAACGCACACTTGTTCGATTTTTTTTGCATCATTTAACTTTTCAAAGGGCACATTATACACTTCAACGAGTAAATGAGTGCCCATATGAGCATTTTTTACATGTTTCATCCTAATTCTGGTTCAGTTTCTGGATCAAATGGTTTTCTTTCTGTATTTTCTTCAATTTCACTGCGTTCTTTTGCTGTTTTCCAGAAATAATTCTCTTCTGAACCCAATCCATCACGATCATGACCGTTTTCAACCTGATAAT